CAGTGGCTTGCTCGGTATCTTGAGCGCGGGCTTGTCTGAGAGTCGTGCGGCTGCGTGGAAGGAAGCGCAGATCTCGAACTTCAACGAACTCAATGGCAACAAGACCTTCCGGGAATTGTTGGGTGAAATCATCGGCACGTCGGAGTCTGCCTATCCGATTGCGCTTCTCCTGAACCAGTCCAAGCAGCATGTCTCCACGCTACGTCAGCGACTGCGTGAAGAGACTCCTCGCCAGGTAAAGGACTGGTTCTCGAAGCCGCTGGCCAAGAAGACCTGGCAGCAGATGACCGAACTGGTCGGCAACACCGACTTCAGTGCGATCTGGGAATCCATGGATCAGGCCACTGTGCTGTCGAGCCTGGTGGATGAAGCTGAGTTGGCTCGTCAGATCAAGCTGCTTGAAGACCAACTGACTTCGCGCCATCGCAACGACTACCTCGAAGCCTCAGATGATCTGGCTCACTGGATGGTCAACAAGTCGAACAAGGCCAAAAAGTTCCTGTACCGGAATGCTGGCACGATTGCTCGCCTGCATGGTCTGGCCAACATCTCCGAGGCTGATGCTCAAGAAGCGCAGCCCATCATCGACAAGCTGGTGTCGCTGAAGGCGCTGCAGAAGATGTCGGGTCAGCAGCGTCAGTCGCTGCACACGCTCCTGACCACTGAAGCCGAGGGTATGCAGAAGCTGATCAATACCCTCTCGACGTTGAAGCGCATCGAGCTCGCCAAGGGCAACGAGATCAATCAGTGGAAGGGCTATGTCCCAACTTCTGAAGATCCGCGTAAGCAGATTCGTCTGGCGACGGCCACTCAGGGTAAGGAACTGGTTCGAACTGGTTGGACGCGAATGGCTAGCTATGCTGGTGATTCGAACGACGTGGCAAACGGTCTGTCGTACTACGTATCGAACGTGGGCAATGAGACGACTTACAGCCAGGGTGCGCTCCAACTCGTAGTTGAAACCGCGGGTGGATCTCTTCTTGGAACTGGCCAGTCGTTGTCTCGCTTCACTGGTTTGGTGATTCAGTCACCGAATCAGGTTGAGCACATCACCAACGCTAAGCGTGCTGGGTTGACGAGTACCAGCAAGAACAATCTGATCCCCGTCTTTGGTACGGATCAGGATGGAAATATCGTTGTGACTGCTTATGAACGCACGCTCGATGAGCATTTGGTCAAGCAGCAGACTTCGGGTGACTCGGATCTTGCGGTGAGCTTGGGGATTTGGATGGGCCGTCAGGCGGAAGAAACAACAGCGGCTCTGTTCAACGAAAAGATTCGTGACGCGCTGTATGCCATGTGGCAGAAGGACTCGGCAGAAGGCCGTGGTGAAGAGTACGTGGCGCTGAATCTCTCGAAGGATCCGATCGACCAAGGTACGTGGGCGGCAATTCCTCCGCACACCAAGACCATGCTTCTCGACAGGTTCGGCGGGAAGGTCATGGTTCGTCGTGATGCGCGTAACAACGCATTCGGCTATCGCAATGCTTCGGTGCGGGATGTCTTCACTGGCTACTCGGGACTGCACCCGGAAGCAAAGAAGATCATGCGGGATATTGCTCTGGCCATCTTCGGCAAGAACGCCTACAAGTGGCTGGCTCAAGCAGAGGATCTGCTGACCGGCGCAGTGGGTACGGCCAAAGACCTGATCGTGGTTCGCTCGGGTGTGGTTGCTCTCGGCAACCTGCTCTCGAACCAGTTCCAGTTGTTGGCCATGGGTGTGCCGCTCACCGAACTCCCGAAGCAGTTCAAGATCGCCAAGGAGATCGAAACCTACCTGCGCAACGAACACCGCATCGCTCGCATTACTGCAGAGCTCCGCGCCGAGAAGGATCCAGTGAAGCTGGGCAAGCTCGAACGTGAGGCGAAGATGTTGGCCGACAACAACAGCCGCATGAGCATCTACGAGCTGATCCAAGCGGGTGAGCTTCCGACCATTGCTGAAGGTCTCAGCGAAACGGACGAGTACACGTTGGCCGGCGATGCTTCGAAGTGGCTCGAAGAGCGGATGGAAAAGCTCCCTAAAGGGCTGACCGAGGCTGGCCGCTACGCATTGATCACTCGGGACACCGCGCTGTACCAGGGCCTGAACCGGATGATCCAGTTCGGTGATCTCATGGCGAAACAGTTGATGTTCGAGCAGTTGCAGCGTGAGGGACAGACCAAGGAATCAGCCCTTCGGGAAGTGCAGGACACGTTCGTGAACTACAACATCCTGCCCGGACGTACCCGACAGGCGTTGGAGAACATGGGCGTGCTGTGGTTCTGGAACTACAAGCTCCGGATCCAGCGGATCTTCTTTCGGACGGTGCGTAAGCACCCACTCCGCGCGCTGATCCACATGGGTGGTGCTGACCTGGCCGGCGCGGACTCGATGTTCTCGACCCTGCCGGTCAACACCGATCTGAGCTACACGGTCGGGCCGGGGCAGTTGGCCCGAGCCCACGAGCTCCACCTCTGGAACCAGGTCAACCCGTTGTGAACTGACCTGGCTCAAGCTGGCCAAGAAAAAGCCCCGGGGATCGCTCCTCGGGGCTTTCTTGTTCAGGGGCCTGGCTGATCAGTTGCCGAACAGGCTGGGGCCGCGCTTGGGAGCCGGCTGAGCTTCGGGAGCGGGCTCGGCCTGGGTTTCGGCCGGAGCAGCTTCCTGGGCCGTCTCCGTGGCTTCCTGAGCCTCTTCCTGCTCGGGTTCTTCAGCCTCGGCCGGAGCCTCTTCCACCGGGGTGGGGTTGAGGATCGAGCCCGTGGCCGGCGTGGTACCGCCGCCCAGCAGGTTGGCTGCCGGCGTGGTGGCCGGGGCCGCGGTTCCACCGGTCAGGAGGTTGGTCACGTTGCCGCTGCCCTTCGGGCGACCAGGGCCACGACGAACCGGGGTATCCGGCGTGATGACTGCCGGGGTGGTCTCGGCAGGTGCCGGGGCCTGGCCAGCCGAGACGATGGCCGGGATCGAGGACACGCCCATGTAGGGGATGTCGATCGTCGCAGTCATGCCCGAGTCCGAACGGGTGGCAGTGAACTCGATGGTGTAGTCCGAGCCGCTGGTCAGCTGCACGGTGGAGTTGACGTGTGCACGGAGGATCGCTTCGATCTCCGGCTGAGTGAGGATCAGCTTCATGGTTTGGGGTTGTCCTTCTGGGAGTTCTTGAGGATGCGCATCAGGTTCTGGAAGACCGGAGTACGCACCCCAGCGTGGATGCTGGCAATGGCATCGGAGACGTGCTCAGCAGCACTGAGCAGCTTGCCGTGGCGCTTGGGGAAGTTGGCTTCGGGATAGATCTGTGTGGCTTGCTGGATCATCTCGGACTTGCTGGCGTTCTTGTTGCCCGTGAAGCATTGCTTGACCTCCATCGGAGTGACTTCGATCAGCTGAATGCCTTGGGCTCGAAGCGAACCAAGCACGCCAACACAGATGCCGTACGAAGCCATGGCTCGTGCGCTCTGTGATCCAACAGGGCACTCAACGAAGACGACGACAGCTTGCTTCGCAATCTCCGTGACTTGAGTGGCCAGCGTTTCTGCGAGATGCAGGTCTTTCGAGTTCTGACGAACCTGCTTGCCTTGGGGGTCTGTGGGTTGAACCAGAGAGAGCTCAGGGGTGCTGAGCTCTCCCGTGTTCAGATCGAGGTCTGCTAAGGCCAATCCCCAGTTGCGTAGGGATGGATCCATGCCGAGCACTCGGATCTTCATGGCTTACCCGAACAGGCTCTTGGACGGAGCCTTGCTGGCTCCACCCGGGATGCCTGCGGCCTGGCCCGGAACACCCGGCTTGCCGGTAGCGCCTTTGGCCTTGTTCTGCGTCTTGCCCGTGTGCTTCTCGGCCCAACGGTCTTTGAACTCAGCCTTCTCGGCCTTCGTCGTGAACTCGGAAACCGTCTTGCCGGTCTCGGTGTGGAACACCTTGTCGATCACGTTCACGTCGCGCGTCTCGCCGGTCGGCTCGTACGCACCCGTGGTCTCGTTCTTCTTGGTCTTGTCTTCGATGACCTTGAGGATGCCGAGGGTGATCGACTTGCCCATGATGCTGGTGACGGCCTGCACCTTGGTCGGGATTTCCTTGCGCTCATCGAAGTTGTAGATCTCAGCGACCTTCTCCTGGATGTCCTGCGCGCCAAGCGGCTGGCCAGTCGAGAGAAGGGCGATGTCGTTCGCCGTGGTGAAGCCAGGCAGCGGGATCTTCTTGTCGCCGCGGGTGTAGTAGTTCTCACCGGCCTTGTTGGTGACGTACAGCGTCTCGCGGTAGTCACGACCATTCACGTCCACGACGATGGCCAGGAAGCGAGCGCCGCCCGAAGAAGCGCCAGCGTAGGCGAGCTTGATCTTGCCGGTGTAGACGCCGCTTTCGAGTGCGCCGCCGCCACCGAGGCTGTCGCGTGCTTCTTCGAGGCCGTCAGTTGCGAGGTTGCCGAAGGGGTTGTTGTTCATGGTTCTGGTTCCTTACTTGTAGTACTTGTGGAGGTGATCGATCAGCTTCTGAACATCGTTGTCCATGAAGGTCTGAGCGGTAGTGAACATACCCATGGGCGAACGAATCCGCTCGTGAGTAGTGTCCCGGGTGAGCTTGGTCTGGAAGACGTACTTGAAACCAAGCGCGCGGTCTTCATCGCTGATGTCCAGCAAATCGGAACCATAGGATTCCAGTTCCTTGATGGGCACCTTCTTCGAAGTGACCACGCAACTGAAGTATGCCTCGATGCCGTTGTTCTTCAAGGCACCCTTGACCGGCACCTTGGTTTCCATGGCCATCTCACTCTTGTTCACTTCCGTGATCGTGTGAGCGGTGAAGATGACATTGCACTCGGCAGCTGCCACCTTCTCTTGCATCAGCGTCTTGAAGAACTGCTGGAACGCAGCCCACGCCTTCTGGCCATCAGCTGAGTTGAAGATGTACTTCGACTCGAACATGTCGAGCAAGAACGTCAGCGAGTCGGTGACGACGGTATGGATGCGAACTTCCTTACCGAGCTGCGGATGCTTGATCACGTAGCCCGAGTCAGCGAGATGCGAGAACGCTTCGATGACCTGGTACGGATCGGTGATGACGAACGTGGCGAACTTGTTCGGGAACGGCAACTTCTTGCCGCTCTCGCAGTTCAGGTACATCACACCTTCCGGATCCTTGAGGTTCCGGAGAGATGCGGACTTGCCAGTGGCAGAAGGGCCTGCCACCAAGATCAGGTTGTCGTTGGTCGTTTGCATCAGGCCGCGACCTCACGCCAACCGAGCCCGCGAACGAACTCGATCTTCCCTTCCTTTCGGAGATGCTGAAGGCGTCGATCGACCAGTCGTTCGGGGTAGGTTTCCTTGCGGGTGCTGACCCGCGAGGAGATGAGTGCGAACTTGCGAACGCCATCATTGATGGCTTCCAAGATCTTCTTGTCCAGCTTCTGGAGTTCTTGCGGACTCCGTTTCGTGTAGTTCATGGGTGTCGATCACTCACGGTTATGGAAGGCTATTGCTAGCGATCTTCCGGGCTGCGGTAACGAGAACAGTCTGTTGCAACTCATCGTTGCTCAGCTTGTTGTCGAGCTTCTGGTTGAACGAGAGAACACGTCGTTCGATTTCCTGGTAGGTCAGGCCGCTGTCCACCAATGCCATGGCGAACCGCAGCATGTGGTTGTTGCGATTGCCGTTGACCATCCGCTGAGCGAACCAGCGTTCCAGGTTGTCGAGGTTTTCCAGCTTCACCACGTTGGCGCGGAACTCATCGTTCCGAGAAGTGCGCGGGATGAACTGCAGGGCATCGAGCAACTTGCCCTCGTTGTAGCCGTACTGACCCTTGCAGCTGAGCCACTTGCGAGCTCGCTGGTTCGTTTGTGCATCGACTTCGAACGGAAGCCAAGCAAAAACGTTGGACATGAAATCACGGAAATCTTCCGCATCCAACTCAAGGGTGTAGTTGATCGGAAGGATGATGCGGAACCGATGGGCATCGTCAGTGTGTCGCTTGGTCGTATACATGTGCCAGGTGTACTCTTTGAGGAGTTCCTGGGCGACACGAATATCAGTGCCCTTGTCCACGTCGATCACGATCATGTTGAAGCCCGGGATCACGTTGTCTTCAGTGCGATGACCGTCGCCGGTACC